ACTTTTTCGAAAGATGATGACAATTCTATTTTTGTTTCTAAATAATATAAATACTACAAATAGGAGAAATAGATGGCAAATATAGCTGAATTAAAGCAAGCACTAGGTGCAGGAGCTAGAACAAATAAATATCAAATTAATTTTTCTATTCCAAGTGCAGTACCAACGACATCTGATTTAAAAGAAGCTGATGTACTATGTAAAGCAACACAATTTCCAGGTATGTCAATAACACCAATAGAAGTTTATAGTCAAGGTAGAAAATTACTCATTCCAGGTGCTACTGAATACGAGAATACATGGACACTTACATTCTACAATACAGAAGCTCATAATTTGAGAAGAGATATGATAGCATGGATGAAAGCAGCAGATGATTTTCAAAAGAATATACATAGTGGTAATCCTAATGATATTTTAGGAGAATTAGGAGTTGTACAATTAGATTCTGATCAAAAAGAAACTGTTACTTATACATTCCATAATGTATGGGTTAGTGAAGTTGCTGCAATAGAATTAACAGCAGATGGTGAAGCAGAAATATCAGAATTCGAAGTTACATTTAGCTTCAGTGATTGGGTTGTTGGAACAGGAGAATATTCTGAGCCAGGTAAAGCTAACGCACCTACTAAAAATGCTATAGCTCCATAAATCATATAAGTATAAGATTAATTAAATGCCTCTTACCAATTTACTAAAGAAAGCATATAAAAGTGTTAAAAATTTAGGTTCTAAAGAATTAACTTCTAGAGAATCTATAGAAATGCTTCAAAATCTTATTAAGAAAAATAAAGTACCTATACAAAAGCACTTAAAACCAGGTGCTTTAGTTACATTTGTTTATGATGCTAAAAATAAATCAGAATCTTATGATCGTACTCCATTAGTTATGGTTCTAAGTACTACTTCAAAATACATGCTCGGCTGTAATTTTCACTGGATGGAAATGAATAAAAGGCAAATACTCGTTCAATTCATACTCGACCAAAATAAAAATAGGATACGTAAAAACCTCCCACTTCAAATGTCATACAAATTATTACGTGCAACTATGAAAGGAATAGGTTTATTTCCTGTTATTCGTTTATATATTAGAGGAAGAATAAGTAAAACTGGTGTTAGAATCCCTGATGAATTATTAATGCAAGCAACTAAAATGAAAACAGAAACATTCACGAAAGGTAAAGCTAATAGTACTACTTTATGGACGAGAGCTAAACAAAAAGCGTTAACAACAAAAAGACATCTTGGTATATAAGAAATTTTTTAAATTTTTAAATTATAAATAGAATGAATTAGATTTATAATTAAAATCTAGTAAAGAAAGGATAAACATGTCATTAGATATAAGTACAATAGACGCAGTAAATAATAAAAAATTCACAGAATTTTCGAATGCTGTTAAACAAGAGTTAAAAAATAAGTTAGCTAATCATAAGGATATAAAACAATATGTATCAGATTATGATAAAATAAAACAAATGAAAGCATCATTCGCTAAAATAGCTGATATGAGAGATAGCGAATAATATAAAAATCGTAGGAGGTATTATGAAATTACTATATGATACAGCAGTAAATGAAGTAATTGCTGAAGAAGTAATAAATGAAGCAACAAATTCTAAAAAATATTACATTAAAGGTATTTTTTCGAGTCCTGGTGTTAAAAATAAAAATGGTAGAATTTATCCTAAAGAAATTTGGGAGAATGAGGTTAATAAATACCAAAATGTTTTAAAATCAGGAAGTTCTAATTCATTATTAGAACTTAATCATCCACCTCGCCAAGATGTTGATATGATGGAAGCAGTTGGTAAAATGACTAAGTTGTATTGGAAAGATGGTTTCGTTATGGGAGAAGCAGTTCTTCTTGATAATGAAAAAGCAAATCAATTAAAAACTTTAATTGATAATGGTATTAAAATGTCAGTATCTAGTAGAGGTGTTGGTAGTGTTAAAAACGGTTTAGTTGAAAAATTTAATCTTATAACATTTGATATTATTCCTAATCAACAACAATCTGATATAAACGCTTCAATGATGGGTATTGTTGAAGGTATCCTTGAAGATAAAGAATTTGAAATTAATGAAAGTGGTATTATAACTGAAGTTAAAATGTGTTCAAAAAATGAGTGTAATTTGTTCGAAGCTGAAGATGTTAAAGAAGCAACTAAACAAAAATTTAATGATATATTAGAAGCAATTAAATCAATTAAATCGAATAAATCAAATGAATTAAGTAAAATTGATATTACTAAGAAAAAATTGAAAGATTTAGATTATGAAAAAACTGCAGTAGTAGAAAATGTAGAGATTTGGGCGAAAAAAGGATCTGAACCATATACTGATATAGTGAGTATTAATGGTAATGAAATAAATATTTCTAAAGAAGAAACAAAAAAAGCTTTAGAAAGTAACAAAATATAAGAAAATCCGTTGAAAAAGTTCGAATAGAGGATTTTTATATTAAGGAAATATAAATAAATAGTATTTAATACTATTCTTCTTATGAAGGAAATAAATTAAAGGAGTTAAAATGAAAATAGACAAATTGTTTGAATCTTTAGACGAAAAAGTTTTCACTTCAGATTTAAAAGAAAGTCTTCAAGATGCATTTGATAAAGCAGTAGCTGAAAAATCAAAAATTAATGAAGAAACTATTAATGAAAAAGTTGAAACACTTGTTGAAGTCAAAGCTGCTGAAATGATAGCAGAAAGAGTCGAAGAAAAAATACAAGAGTTAGAAGAAAAAGCTGAAGAATTTCAAGAGGTTCTTGAAAAAGAAGCAAAAGAAAAAGAAGCTGATTTACTAGATCAAGTTGATATGTTTTTAGAAAGAGTTGTTGATGATTTTATTAAAGAATCAAAAGATTCTTTAGATGAATCTATAAAATCAGAAAAAGCTGATATGATTATAGAAGCAATGGATGCAATGATTACAGCAACAGGTGCTGATATTCTTAAAATAACAGAAGCAAAAGATGAATCTGATGCTGGTATTAAATTATCTGATATGACTAAAAAATATGATGAACTTATTGAAGAAAATATTGCTCTTGAAAAAGATAAAGCAACAATGATGAAAATGGGTATTATATCTGAAATGAAAGTTGGTCTTAGCGAAGTAGATGCTGCTAAATTTGATATAATGGCAAGTCTTGTTGAATTTGAAATGTCTGAAAAATATCTTGAAAAATTGGAAACAATCAAAGAAAATCTTAGTACATCTCCTAAAAAAGATATTACTGAATCAAAAAAAGTTGATGAAGCTAAACAAGCTAAATCTAAATCACTAAATGAAAATACAAATGCTAATATTACAACTGCGTTTGATCACTTAATTTAGTCACTTAATTTAAAAAAAGGAGATAAAAATGAAAGAAATGAACGAAACAATTAAAAAATTAGTTGAATCAGAAAAATACGATGAATTAACTCATGGTGCAGATGCGTCAATGATGGCGATGATGCTAGAAAATGCTCAAGTAGAAGCAGAAAAGATATTGTCAGAAGGTACAACTTCATCTGATGTTGCACAATTTACACCAATCATAATGCCTCTTGTAAGAAGAGTTTATCCACAACTTATTGCTAATGAACTACTTGGTGTACAACCTATGGCGCTACCAACAGGTTTTTTATATGCGTTAGTTAATCGTTATGTTGGTAATACTACTGGTGGTGATATTGAACCAACTTCTCAAGGTCAAATAATTGATATTACACCTGCAGTAAAAGTTGGTGATAAAGTAACTGGTAAAGATGCTTCTGGTGCAGCTACTTCTGCTACAGTAAAATATGTTGAAGGTAATTTAGCATTAGTCGAAAATAAAGGTAATTTCTTGGTTGTTGGTCCATCTACTGCTCCTAGTTCTACAGGTAATATAACAGCTGTATATACAAATGAGGCTTCATTCGGTTTTGTTTTACATAATTATACTGGTCCATATACAACAGCACAAGCAGAAGTTCTTGCAGATAATATGCCAGAAATTGGATTCGATATTACACGTAAAAGTGTTGAAGCTAAATCAAGAGCATTAAAAGGTAAGTATTCAGTAGAGATGTACCAAGATTTAAAATCTCAACACGGTCTTTCAGCTGATGAAGAACTTATGTCACTTATAGGTTATGAAATAAAAGCAGAACTAGATAGAGAAATCGTTAGATTCGTTAATAGTAACGCAACTCAAGTAGCTAATTCACTTTCACCAGCTAAAACAGATGGTAGATGGGAAATTGAGAAATACAGAACTGAAGTTATTAAAATGAAACGAGAATCTGTACAAATTGGTCTTGCTAATAAAAGAGGTCAAGGTAATATAATGTTAGTTTCTCCAAGTGTAGCAACTATGTTAGAAGAAGTTGGATCTTTCTTTATTGCTAAACAAGATGCAAATATTAAAGAACCAGTATCAGGTGGTGTTGCAGGAACTTTTGATAATAAATTTAAAGTTGTTATTGATCAATTCGCTCCATCTGATTATACAACTATTCTTTATAAAGGTGCTGATAGAAGAGATAGCATGGGATTCTTTGCTCCTTATGTTCCACTTAGCTTCACTAAAGTAACAAAATATGAAACAGGGCAACCAGCAATAATTGCAAAAACAAGGTTCGCACTAGAAACTATTCCTGGTATTGAAACTCCAATCAGTAATGATAGAGCAGCTCAATATGCTAGAAGTTTTGGTATTGATTTCACAGGTACTGCATTAGCAGGATTTAGTGGCGTTGTAGCAGCTAAATAAGTTGTTACCTAATAAATTATCCACATCTCGTGGGTAATTACTTCTCGAATACACTCATAAAAATACCTTTTAGACTTCAAATATCATAAAAATATTAAAAAAATACACGTTATAATACTCTAATGCTTCTTTTGAACTTTAAAAATACTATAAAAATTAAGTAAGGGATATAAATGAATTTACATGTACTACAAAAATATCCTCAAACATTCTTCTATAATTTTAATAATAAAGCAAAATTAAATAGAATAAAACATAGATTAATCGCTTGGTATATATTAAATCGTATCGGAAAAGATAGCAATAAGGGATTACATTTTTTTCTAAAATATCTTGCTAAACACGCTGATATTAAAAAATCATTAAATACATCATTCTTAGATTATAAAAGTATAGTAGAAAAGAAATATCGAATAAATATAGATACTCAAAGCAACATCTTAAAAAAAGAATTACTTAATGGATGTAAAATATGTAGGAATTGTGCTAGTAGATCTAAAAGTGAATTTTGTTCAATAAAATGTGCTAATTCATATCATAAAATGAATGGTAAAAAAATATCTGAAGGATTAAAAAAATACTACAAAACAGCTGATAAAAAAGAAATATCTAATAAACATTCTAAAATTAAAAAAACTATTGATGCTATATATAACAATATGACAGCAGATGAAAAACGATTAAAATGTTCTAATAAAACACCAAGATATACATCATATGATAATTTCTCGAGTAGATTCCCTGATTTAACATTAGAATGTTCTAAAGAATACTACTACAATAACACAGAAATTCCAATTAAATGTAAATGCGGCAATAAATTTATAGCGCATAAAAGTACAGGGTTTTTCCCTATATGTAGAAAATGTACACCTACAGAAAAACATAAAACACAGAATGAAATATGTAATTATATTGATTCATTATATAACGGTATTGTTATATCGGATGATAGAAACTCTATTAAACCATTCGAGATTGATATTCGAGTAGGTAATATTGGTATAGAATATAACGGTATAATATCACATTCATTTGGAAAAACAGAAACACAATCATGGATAAATAACTGGGAAAAAAGAGATTCTAATATTCATCTTAGAAAAACAGAATTATGTGAACAAAAAAATATACATTTATTTCACATAAACGAGTACGAATGGAAAAATAAAAATAAACAAAAAATATGGAAGTCTATGATTAAAAATGCGTTAGGTGTAAATGATAATATAATTTATGCTAGAAAAACATATATAAAGGAAGTACAATCTAAAGATGCTAATGAATTTATAAGAATGAATCATATTCAGGGTATTAAAAATGCTAAAATTAAAATAGGTTTATACTACGAAGATACATTAGTGCAAATTATGACATTTGGTGTACCTGCACAGAAAAAATATAAAGGTGATAATAATTATGAACTTGTTAGATTATGTTCATTAATGAATACGAATATAGTTGGTGGTGCTAAACGAGTATATAAACCAAATTTTTTAATAAGTTATGCTAATAGAAGATGGGCATATTCAAAATCAACAGTATATAACAAATTAGGATTTGAATTCATTGGGAATACCAAACCTAATTACGTAGTATGTAAAACAAATAACAATAATATTCAATCAAGACAAACATTTCAAAAACATAAATTAAGTAAAATATTAAAAAATTATGATGAAAAATTATCAGCAATCAATAATATTGTAAATAATGGTTATAGGATATTTTATGATTCTGGTAATATGATATACACTAAAATTTATTAATACTAGAATGATTTATTTTTTAAAAATAAATATGTAGCTTTTGATAAATGTCCAAAAGATATAATTAAATGAATTTTTTTAAATTAATGTATAAGTTAAAAGATATAAATACTTAAAAGTGAGTTTAGATGAATAATTCAATAGCAGGTTATAATAAATATGCCGGTAAAGCAAAAATATTTAATGATCAATTTTCATATTATGATTATGAAACACCAACATCTGTTATTACGAATGAAAAAGCAATAAATAATTCTATAAAAAATATTTTATTGACTAGGATTGGATCGTTACCAGGTAGACCAAGTTTCGGATCTGATGTTATGGATGCAACATTTGAACTTATGAATGGTCACAGTACTACAGATATACTTGAAAAATCAATAT